CTCGTGATAGTTGCATGAACGTTCTAATAGAAGTGTGAGTAATTAGCTCTTAAACACACTCAAAACAAAATGAACATTCGCCTGCAACAACATTTGAACCGCCTAGAAAACTAGACTCGGGTCAACCCCTTGGCCATTGGGAGCGACACGCGCGCCATTTACACCCCAAAGACCACTGTCGAAACGACTGACTCGTATCGATTTTCAACCACTTTCTTCCAACCGATCGTACAAATCTTGCACAAGAAGAGGAGGATCTGATTGCATAGAATCCAACCAATCCATAACTGATTGCATTCTATCCTCTATATCCTCCTCCTCACTAGATGAGTCATGATAAATATCATCACCATCATCCTGCGTGGCACATTGCCATTGTGAGCCTATAGACTCCCGCTCCGTAGAGTCTTCCCGCTCTGGGGATAACACTAACGTAGTCTGTGTCTCCGCATCAGCGGTTACAGATGAATTTCCCAGTGTACTGGCGTCATGTTCAACATTAGTAAGTCCAGTGAATACTTGATCAGCCAAAAGAGGCCAAATAAGATCCATGGAGAACACAACATTGAAATCACGAAATCCGTGCTGAAAACGAACATATAGGTCGCCGTCCACAAAACTGAGAGAGTCAGTAGTATGTACGTTAACCGTAGTAAGTTGTCTAGCAACCTCGACTGAGGCACCAGTAATTGAGGTGTTAATGTTATTAGCAAACAATGCGGCATGATATTCACGTAAATGTTGCTTGTGCAAGAATTTACTTTCACTATGCGTCTGACAATAAGGGCAAGTAACTGTAGGCATTGATACTGTAAGAAAATTATTGTATAACGATCGAGCTGGTCAAGCCCAATCAAAACATCAATGCTGACCCTATGTCCACGGCTGATCTCGCTATCCCTATCAATGATGTTAAAGATGTCGCTACCGGCTTAGACTTAAGATAATTGTCTACCTTTTGTAGGAGAGTTCGATTCTCGGCTGGACCATTTTTGGCTAAACTATACGAATCAGAAGTTGGTTGTGGACAATACTCCACACACATTATCACGTCTATCATAACAGCCTGACCGGTTAAGCCCCCAGTAATGGACACCATGTTTGCATTCCAATTAGGATCTAATCCTTGGATAACTGCAGAATCTCCAACAGTTGGTGGAACTGGTATATTCTGCATAAGCAAACTAGCATTATCATTCTGTGAGTCAACCACGTATGTCATATTACGCGATAAATTCTGAAAAGCATAGTCATTGCCAGTATGGTTCAACTTGCCTTCTACACCCTCCTTAAGGGAAACATTACACGTTTCGACTGAGCTAAACGCTGCTACGGGTAAAAGCAACTCAGGACAATTGATAAATCTGATGGCAACCTCAGAAGCCCCACCTATATTAGTGTTAGTCCCTGAAGTAGAACTAAATATAGTTAGGGCAGCCGGGTTAGGTACTGGATTTTCAGTAGTAAAATCCAATGTAGATACGGATATTTTACCAGAATCACTAAGAGATGTGCCAAGATATTTGATTCGATACCCTAAAGTAACCAATCTAAACTTAGCAGCATCATAAACTGTAGTTACCTGATTCAAAGTACCAGCTGTAGCTAACCAAGTAGTATCCTTGGATAACCACTCATTAAGTGGTACAGGAATGTACAGCTTAGGATTTGGATTATTATCCGGATGAGCCACACCATTTATCAATAAAGCCCCATCAGTCGCTTGAACCCACAAAGGCGAAGGTAAAGCTGGACAAACAATCATACTTAAGGTACCCAGTGGGCCAAAGGTGAGCGTTGTAGTCAATCGATGATCAACTAACAATCGTCTTACATTTGTTCCATCAGGTATCCCTGTGCTTTTACCCATAGACATAAACGGGTTTATTCTGCACATTGCATATGAATTCCTCATCCAATTATTCTTCGTCCCCGCAGGGCCCATCGTAGATTTCTTCTTTCTAGCCACTCGCTTACGAGGATTAGTAGTAGAAGCTGGTTTAGTAGCTGCTACTTTCCTCTGAAGCTCACGTAAAGCTTGTTGGCGTCGCTTTACTTTCGTTGCATACATAACTTATTATTACTTAACTTAAAATCGATATCGTGGTCAATCGTCTCGACTTGTTTACTTACTTTTGTGCTGGTACTTGCACTTCTTACCAAACGGACAGGGGTGACCGTTCGTAAAGAAATTGCAAGTTTTCTCCTTCACGATGTTATCATACTTCAATTTTTCTTTCCTTGTCCCCGTTGGTGGATCCTTGAACAAGGGGGTATTCTTTTGCGTTTTCTTTAAGTTATTTTCTTTAACTTTAAGTGGAGCCTTATTGCTATTAATGGTGACCTGAGCCTGATGATCTTTAGACTCTCCTTCTTTTATTATACCATCAATAACAACAGGTAACTCCACCTTAACATCACGAACCAACGCAACATCCGTTATCTCTTCTAAGCTCTTGATGTGATCTATCTTATCACAAAACTCCTGTAATTCAGATACATGAACATCCAAAGCTTCTGCTATCTTTTCCATAGCCAATGGTATATTTGTGAGTTGTGTGAAATTGCCCTGTCTTGCCCACCAGTTCAACTCTAGTCTCGTCGCGCTCTCGTACTTTCTAGCTGTTTTCCGGTCAGGTGCTTGGTACATCCGTTTCATTGCATTACACCACTGTTCAATAACAGGGGTGTGCTTGTCATTAACTTCATAACCCTCAATCTTACGCCAGACTACAACATTATCAGGTACCATAAGTGGACTGACAGTTGCATGCAAACGCATAAGTTGCCTAGGCACATCAATAACAGACTCTCTAGTAGTCCATGGATCGAGGAATATCCTTCCAAGGAAGGTTACCGACTGACCACATACTCTAGGTTCTGCTTTCAATAACATGCCTAATTTTCCAAATGCAGCTTCCAAAACAGCTGGCTCTACACCAGCCGTAAGACCATCATCACCACCATAAAGTCCTAATGAACTCCAAGCATCATCCACTCCCATGGTTTGGCGCAAAGCCAAATAATTTGTAAATGCATTAGTGCAAGTATTACCCCATGATGTTTTAGATGATCCACTTAAAGTGTTGTAATCAGCTTCATATTTCAGACCGAATTTAGTGACCCCACTCATATGTGCCTCCTTCTTCAACAAACGTAATATTTCAGAATGGTGCTCTTTTCCAAAAGCACGCATCATCATAGCTTGATCTAGACAATAATGAATATAACCCCGAGAGCCATCACATTTGCTAATATCAGTAGGCACAATCACTCCATACTTAAGACAAGCACGTTGAACCTCTTCTTCTAACGCATCCGGTGTTTTGCTAAAGGCATACCACTCTTGTAACTTCAAGGTATTTTCTACAAAAGCATATGAGTACTGTCCAAGTCGAGCATTGTGGTCCATTGGTAAAGTTGATATATTCCTAGGGGCCGTAGCCTTGCCATAAAATTCAGACTTTTGAAATGCTTTTACGCTACACCCATCATCCAAATAAAATAAATGCTTAACGCTATCAAGTAAGGAACGCTGAGTTGGCCGATTAAATTTTTCACGTATAAAATCATAATCATACGGTACTAAAGTATTAACCATATGATCAGGTATCAATTTTGTGACAAATTCATTCAAACAAAACCAGACAAAAGGTGTATAATGTGTTACACGATTCGCTGGAATCTTAACCCTGTGTTCTATACATGCGTTATCATTATTAAATGAACGAACTGGTGCTACCGCACCTCCCATGAACTTCGGCATTAAAACCCGCACACTAGGTTTACCATCTTCATGCACCAACGGCTTAAGTGTCTGGTAATCTGGAGAACCTCCAGTAATACCTACTGAGGTATATGTCCCTGACTGTTTTGACATAAATTCCTCAGAAACGACCAATTTGTAAATCAATGGTGCGGCAGTCGTTGCATCTTTCTCTTCATTTGCTCTTAATATGCGCTCTACATCTGACACCATAGGATTCTTAGACAATCTCATTCGCATGTGACAAGTATACAGACTAGCGTCCGAAACCTCAACACATGAATGGCTGCCCAATTCTGCTATGGTATGCATAAGCTTTGTGTCTGTGCCACTCCCTACCAGCTTATTGAAATGAGTTAAATCCCCCACGACCATCTTCTTACGTCGCAAGCGAAATCCTTCCAACAATCTGGCAAATGGCCCATACACAACACGAACGCAGTTAAGAAAAATTATGCGCTTTTGTTCCCCGACATCCTTCTGTTCTATCAGGTACAAACAACTACCCCACCAATGGTCAACAATTATATGGTCCGATTCATAGTCCCACAATTCATGTACATAAACCGCTCCGCCGTTTATACGCATCTCTATCTTATTATCAGCTCGTACAGTGAAGACACCATCCATAACATTACCACTGGCTTTATTAGGCACAAAGGTATTTAGTATGACGTTAGCCCCCATCAAGTACCTGCTCATATCCACATAATAATCCACGTCAGTCATTTGAATAAGATTTTTAACGCTAGGATTATCTGGCCTAGCGACCATCTGTAAATCCTTAGCGTTATAATAAAAATGATCTCCCCTGACGTTATTAGCTTGAGTGGCAGAATAAGATACGCTATACAACTGCGAACCAATCATGTTAGAAAATGTGTCTATAAATACATTACCACGACACCTATCCGTAGCTGCAAAGAAATGACTATGTGCGGCCTTGGAATGTCTAACCATGTTGTCCACAACACAAGACTTGAATGGTATTCGATAATCTGGGTAGACCTTTCTACTAGCCATCAAATCAATCATCCAAGATACAAGTGCTACTTTCACACGACCCACAAACCATCTACGAATCCACTTGAGAATACGAGACAGTAAGTAAGCAAACAACACTATCGCAATACACTCAGCAACAAGTCCGAGGCCTATATAGGTGTCGAACTTTTTGATGAGCCCCATCAAAATAAATTTATTGGAATTTACGATCATGTTAAAACGTTGAGTATATAAA